TTGTTTTTTTAACAGGAGTAACTACTTTTTTATCAATAATAGACCAGATAGCACCAGTTAAAGTTAAAGCACCACCAATGCACTCTGTTACAAGTGTTTCATCAGCAAGACCTCTTGCTATAACGATACCACCAATAAATGTTAAGGCATGTCTAACAATACCTAATACTTGTTCTTTAGTTAATTTCATAATTTTAGTTTTAAATTAATTTATTATACATATGTTTAACCTTCACAACTAACGCAAGAATCATTTCTTGAGATATTATCTCCTCTTAAAATACTTTCACTTCTGCAATAATATAATGTTTTAATACCTTCTCTCCATGCTAATTTATGCACCTCACTAATGTATTTTGGTGAATCAGATGGATCAAATGTTAAATTTAAGGAAATTGCTTGGTCAACATATTTCTGTCTAATTCCATTTTGACGAACAATTTCATAAGGGTTAATTTCTTTAAATGTTAAAAATACTTCTTTTTCTTCAGCAGATAAAATATGATCAGGTAAACCCATTACAGATCCTTTGTCTTTAGCTATTTGTTCCCAAATACTATTAATGTTATATCCTTTTTTTTCAAGTAAACGCTCCAATGTTGGATTACGTTTAATAAATGTACCTTTAGCTGTTTTTAAATTAAATACATTTGCGGGGATTGGTTCAATTGAAGGAGAAACTCCACCTGAAATATTTGCATTTGATACTGTTGGGGCAATTGCTTGGTGATGTGTGTGTCTTAAGCCTGTTCCTTTACACCATTCTGGTTCTCCATATTCTTTTGCTTGATCTCGGGATGCTTTTAATGTTTCTTCTTCAATAAATTGAGACATTATTCGAGTGTAAGAATTTGCTTGTAAACCTGCAAAAGGGATTCCTTTTTCTTGTAAAAATGTATGCCATCCAAGTACTCCAATACCAATTGCTCTACCTTTAACAGCAGAACGGTGAGTATTTTCCATAAATTTAAGACTTTTAGAACGGTCTATAAATTCTTGCAATACACCTTCTAAAAACCAACAAGTTAATTCAGGTAAAGTCATTCCATTTTCAAATTTATAGTCTTTCCATTCATCCCATCTTGCTAAATTTAATGAAGATAAACAACAAATAAATGAATGTAATGGATCTGTGTAAAGTGCAATTTCAGAACAAATATTTGTCATTGAAACATTCAAGTTAAAGTTTTTGTATGCTTGAGGGTTTGCATTGTTTATATTATCTTCAAACATCAAATATGGTTCACCTGTTTCTAAACGAGTTTTTAAAATTTCACCCCATAATCTTAAAGCACGTGGTTCTTTTTCTTCTAACTTGTTCATAAAATCATCATCTATAACAACACATTGATGCATGTTTAGGCATTGTCTGTTGACATCTCCTTTAGGGCGGCGAACCATTAAAAATTCCTCTATATCGGGATGATTCACGTGTAAATTAACTGATGCTGCACCGCGTCTAACGGATCCTTGATTGGTAGCTAAAATAGTTGAATCATATATTTTGATCCAAGGAACTACACCCTCAGATACACCATTTCCAGAAATTTCTTTACCTCTACCTCTAATTCGAGACACACCAATTCCAACTCCACCACCTTGAGATGACAAACGCATTAATTCAGAGTTTGCTAATGCAATTCCCTCAATTGAATCGTCTGTATCAATTCCAAAGCAAGAAATTGGCATACCCCGTTCTGTACCTAAATTAGATAAAACAGGAGATGCTAAACATAGCCAATTTTTTTCCATTGCTTCAGCAAAAAATGGTTGAAGATCTTTACGTTTTAGTCTACGAGAAGCGGCTTTTGATACTCGATTAAATGCTTTAAATACATTTTCCTCCGGTAGTAAATATCCTTGTGAAACTATAGATTTACCAATTTCATCTAACCATTCAGGATAATCTTTACCCTTCACCCATTTACTGGTGTCTACGTTTAATTTGCTCATGTGTTGTTTTTATAAATCGCTCCAGTCAGCGGTTGATTTTGAATAATCTGTTACTCTTCCTGCAAAGAAATCTTGGTGTGTTTTACCACTTGTTAAATGTCCGAACCATTCTATTTGTTTTAATAAATTTGGATCAATATCGTTGTATAAAGGATTATAACCTAATTCAATTAATTTTTGGTTGGCACGTTCCTTAATAAAGTTTTTTAATTGGTCTTTATTTAAACCTTCAACTTCACCCATTTCAAATGCTTTGTCAATAAAATCAAATTCTAATTGTACTGATATATCACAAGCTATTGAAATTTGGTCTTCAAATTCTTTTGTAGCTAAATGTGGATTTTCCTCCATTAATGTTCTAAATAACCAGCATCCTGCTTTTGAATGTAAGGATTCATCCCTAACACTATATTCTACAATTTGGCCTGTTCCTTTCATCATGTTTCGTAGTTGAAAAGACATTAAAATAGCAAATGAAGAAAATAAATTTACACCTTCAGTAAATGCAGAAAATATAGCTAATGAAAGAGCTTTTTCACTTAATGTTTCTCCCGGAGTTTCAATTAAACGATCAATTTTTGCTTTAGCTTCTTCATCTTCCATAAAAGCTGCAAAATTATCTAAACCTAGCTCTTCATTTAAGCGTGCATATGCTTCAGCATGTATTGATTCAAAATCAGCAAACACACGAGCCATAGCTTGAATTTCTGGTTTTGGAAACCACATTGATACTTTTGTGGACCAATAATCGTTAACATGTACTTCGGTTTGAGTAAATGATTTTAGAATATTTCCAATTAAGTTTTTTTCTGATTCACTTAATTTAAGTTTCCAGTCATTCAAATCTGAAGATAAAGGTACTTCATCTGCTAGCCAGTGTACTCGATGTTGATCTTTAAAAAAATCAAACGCAATTTGATATTCAAATGGTTTGTAAAAGTGTCTTGGTTCTGTTATCATGTGTTTAATTCAAAAAATTTATTACTTAACATTTGTCTATCTAAATCATCAAAATTACCATTTAATGACTTTCTTGGTACAACTGTATCTGCTTCTTCATCGTAATGGTCTCCAATAATAATGTGACCATTTGATGTGTTAACATCTACTTGAAAAGTTAATCCATCCATCCCATATCTATTTTTCATGATATGGAATCTTCCGGTTCCATTAACTTTATCTTCTTTTTTTCTTGATAATGAAATTGATAAATCGGTAATCATCATTTTATCGTAACTACCTGCGGCTTTATCACCTTCAATAACATCATCTTTAGCTCCCGCGCGATTTACTTGGGAAACTGACCAAATTGGTAAATTAAGCTCTCTAGCTAATCCTTTGGTACTAGTATAAATATCGTCTATTTCTCCTTTACGGTCAACATTTCTTTTTCTTGTTGAAAGAAGATCAATATAATCTATAAGGATAAGGTCAGGTTCAATCCCTAAATCTTTTACTTTTTGTATGTGAGATTCTATAGTGTTTATTGTAGTTTTTCCCATAGGATACTCCTTAATTATCAATTCACCTTTTAAATCAGACATCATGTCATTTACTTGATCTTTATGTTTATCTAAAGAATCTACTGATAATCCTGTAAAAAATGCATCATATCTTCGTCCTGTATAGGATTCACTTAATTCTAAAGTATAGTGAATAACATTATATCCCATTTTAACAGCAAATCCACCTAAAGCAACTAATGTCCATGATTTTCCTCCACCTGGACTGCCAAAAATTAGACCTAAATCTCCATTTCCTAATCCACCTTGAATTAATTCATTAATAGCGGGCCAAGGAGATGGAACTATTGTTCTGTGATCTTCACGATAACGTGATTCAGTATCTTTTCTGTATTCGTGGCCTATGTTTTTATCTTGTCCAGCTTTCATTGCTGATTCAATCATATATTTAATTGAATCGTAATCTCCAGCTTTAAGTAAATCTACACTATTTAGTAGTGCTTTTTTTAGTTGTTGATTTTTGCAAAATGTTGAGAATTCAAGTTGAACATATTCTAAATCTTCTAAATCTGCTCTATATGCTTCACGTAATTGCTCTTTAACAGATACCTTAAGTACCTCGTTATCTAACTTTTTCATTTCAACTTTTAAAATATCCATTGAAATGGTAGTGTGATAACTTTCATAATATTGGATGATTTGATTTATAACCCATTTATGTGCAGGGTTAGAAAAATATTCATCGCTTAATACATCATTTATGTTTTGTAAAAATTCTTTATGTGTTAATAAAGAAGATATAACTTTCATTTGAAACGATGGACCGTATTCGTCAATTGATTGGAGGGTCAAAACTTTTATTTTTTAAATGATTAATAACTTTTATTTAAATGTAATAACTTATTGTTGGTTTTCCAACAAATCTTTAAAAATATCACGAACCCAATAATCTGTATTTCTTATTAGGTTCCCAATTTGATCTTCATTGCACATTTCAACAAATGTATCAGGAAGAAAATTTAATGGTGTATTTTCTACAAATTTATCAATAAACATTTTATCTTTATCATCCATCATAGGATTTGATAAATCCATTACCCTATATTTGTCTTCTAATAGTGGTATGTTATGTAATACTCTTGCATATATAATATGCTCTTTTAATTTAGCTTCAGCTAAGTTTATTAAATCATCAAAGGATAAATCTTGGGTAGTAAGTTCGGGGAATCGTTTAAATAAACCTTTTGCCCCTAATCCTTTAATACCTGTTACACCATCTGAATTATCTCCCATTAGTAACTTGTAAAGTAAAAAGTTATGGGGGGTAATATTAAATTTTTCTTTTACTGTATCTGTAGTGTAATATTCTTTTTCAATTGGTCTGTAGACTATAACTTTATCGCTAATTAATTGTAGGTAATCTTTATCGCTAGATACTATGAATACTCTGTCTTCGGGTTTTGTAGGCAATGTACTGCTTAAATATGCGATGATATCATCCGCCTCTACTGTAGGTAGAGATACTGTTTTAACAGGTAATGTTTTTAAGTATTGAATGATACGAACAATTTGATTTATTTTAGAGTCATCTTCTTCTTCTAAATTGTCAAACAATTCATGTTTAGTTATTCGAGATGTATTTCTATTTGATTTATATTCAGGAATAATATTTTTTCTAATATTAGAGGATCCTACACCATCAAACACCATATAAACTTGTGTTGGTTGTAGTGTTCTAATTAAAGCACCTAAAGATCGAAAAAATCCCCCTAAACCTCCTATATGGACTCCATTTGAATTTACGGCATTTATAGCACTAAAATTTCTAAAAAATAAGTTAAGTCCATCTATTAGCAGGTAGCGTTCTGATTGTGGCAATTCTTCTCCATGTTCTTGCACAGTATCAAGGAGGTTTAAGAGGTCTTTTTTCATATTAATCTTCGGTTTCAAATAAATCTGGGGTAGCTACTTTTTCATCCCACTCACTAGTATCTTCTTGGACTGAGTAGCTACCTTGTCCTAATATATCTGCCCATTCTTTAACGTGTGCATCTTTATACTTTTTAACTGCATTTGGATCATCTTTAATAAATCCATGTACTGTTGATATAATAGTTCCCATTGTAGTAATTCCATTAATGTGATTTTTATCACAAGCAATTTTAGTACGTAATGCGAATTCAACTTTTTTCTTATCTTTAACAGCATTGATTTTTGATGTACCAGCATTTGTAACGTTACCAAATGTTAAACATAAAGAAACATCGTAATAAAATGTATCTCCACCTTTGTTTGTCATTCTTGGTTGTGACATTGGAGTTAAGGCAGGTGCTACACCTACTTTGTTTACAATAAACAGAGTATTCGTGTATTTTGAGCTTTCCTTACGAGACATTACAATCTGTTGATTAATAAAGTTACCGAATTGAGTTGCGATAGCTCCTGCGTTCCACATTGGGTTGTTTTTTCCTTGATTAATGGACATATCACATGGAATTGAACCAACTGAATCCCATATAAAGAGTAGATCATATGGTAGATTACCTTTCTTTTGTTCAGTTAATAAATCAATTATGAATGTAGCAATATCTTCAATTGAGTTTAAAGAGCTTCTATCTCTGTAAATAAAGAATCCAGTTTGATCTACTATTTCTCCTGTATCTGTATCAACTACATCATCGATTTCAAACCCCATTGTTTTCCAGTGGTTCCAATCGTGTTTCATCTCAGTGATGATTAGTACAGGTAATATTCCCATTTTTTGAGCATTAACTGCTACTTCAATAGTCATAGTAGATTTTCCTGTGTTGCTTTTTCCTCTAACCATTGAATTATGGCCTAAAGGAATTCCAGGAATAGATAAAGCTTCTTGTAACGCTGGTGAAAATGGTATCCACTTTTGTTCTTTAAATTTAACATTAGATGCTAAACCTTTATTTGCTTTAAATTTGTCTAAACTAAAGGCGGACTTTAATTCTTTATCCGCCGCTTCAGTTAGCGATTTTCTAGTTGGTGGTGTTTTTGCCATATTTTAATATAAATTAAAATGGCATATCATCATCTTCTTCAAATAAAGCATCAAAATTATCTGCTTTAGATTTTTTAGATTCTGGTTTTGTAGATAAACTGTAATTTGATTGTGGTTTTTCCTCTACTGTTAATTTTCCATCAGCAGGAGTAAATTCTTCTTCCTCTTCAGGATTTAACCATTCTGCAAGTGCTGTTTTGATTTCATCAAATGGAAGCATTTTGTAAGATTCTTTTGGATTAACTTGATCCTCTAACCATAATTCTAAAGATTTTTCATCTTCAGTTAATGGTGATGTTTTCATAGAAGGTGTAATTGTAGTTTTGTTATAAACTGTTCCTGTAGAATCAGGTCCAACTGTAACTAACTTAATGTCACGTCCCATCATAATGTCTGTAAAATCACCTACTTCTTCATCTGCGGCCATTTGTAAAAATGCTTCGTAAATTTCTTTACCAAATTCCCACATTTGAACTCCTTCTGATTCTTCACCACGTACAATTACAGGAGCAAAAATACGGTTTTTAGGGTCTAATTTCTTAGCCAATCTCCAATTTTCCTTGTCATTTGTACCACGAAGTTGTTTTGCAAATTCAGCAATTGGGTCTTTCTCACCCCAATTTAAAGGAGAAGCAATTACTTTTTTACTACCAATTCCATAGTAAAATTTCATTTCCGTGAATGGAAATTCTTTGTTGTATTTGAACGGAACAACACGTACCGTTTGTTTACCAATTTGCGGTTTAAATCGCTTGGTTTGATTGTTTGCACCTCCCCCTGTTGGTTTGGACTGCATAGATTCAAGTTTCTTCTTGATTGCATCTAGATTCATATATAACTATTTTTTATTGTTTACAACTAAATATAATAACCTTTATTTGCTAAGCCAACTATAATTCAATGATCTTGAAAATCTTTGTATTAAGTTGCTTAATCTCATTAATTTGAATTCCTGCTAGTTTTTGCATTCTAAGAAATTCTTCAGATAAAGTTATTTTTTTATTAGATTTTTTTAAAAGCTTCACCTTCTCTATATTGAGGATAATATACTTTTCTACCATCTACATCTGAAATTTCCCATGCTGGGATGTTATCAGGTTCTACATTTCCATTATACATAAAACTTCCTTTTAATGTAGTTGCTTGTACAATTTTACCTGGAGTAAATTTTCGTTTCATTCTATCAAATACTTCAACTTCATCACCTGGTTTTACAGTTGGTTGTGATGCTTGTAACATATCAAAATATGATTCACTATCTTCTAAGTATTCTTGATGTTCTTCATTACCAAATTCTTCTTCAGGATCAACTTCATTTTTTACCATATCCATAACTTTTTCTCTATTCCATCCTGGATTAGCAGACATCATGTCTTGGTAAAAAGAATTTGAATTTAATTCTTTTATAATAGATGAAGAAAAAGTTTTATTTTCATCTAATATTCTTAACATTTTTTTAGCTTGACCTTCAGTTATAATACCAGCTAGTTGGTTCATTCTAATTATTTCTTTCATTTTACAAATTTTATTATAAATATATGAAAAAAAAACTATAATTCAATGATCTTGAAAATCTTTGTATTAAGTTGCTTAATTTCATTGTGTTGGGTCAACAATATACAATTTCTATAATGTTGCCAATTTACTGGGTAATTTGTATCAACTGCTCCACCATTTAATTTTTTAATTAATTCATTTAATGCATTAATTGTATAGAGTGTGTTGGAATCTTTTTTTCTATGTACTAAAATTGTATTGTCTGGAATGTCGTTTATGTTTCCTTGGTCTACATTATATGTTACAACATATTCATTGTTGCTTTTAATATGCAACACAAACATCTTGTTATACATTATTGTATAACGTGAGGTAAGTCCACTTATTAATGAATCTAAATCATCTAATGGGGAAAAAGTGCAAAACAACCTATTGTTCATAAGTAATGAATCAAATGTGACATTGTAGTCATATTGATCATACATATTGGTGGGTTGTTCAAGAATATTGTACATAACTTATTTTATATTGTTGTAGTTTGTGCCGGTTTTAATTTTAAATTGAAAATTTTTACCATTTATTATCTTAGATATTTGTTCTATTACGTCTTTTTCATTTTTATCAAAATCAAATAAAAATGAATCGTAAACATATAATACGAGTTTAGTATTTTTCCCTCGTAATATTTTAAATATTTCATATAGTATACAAATATTATTTGCGGTTTCCAAATTCTGGAGTAAGTAATTTAAAAGTTTTTGTGGATTCATGTTTTCCATTTCACTTTTTACAAATTTATGCTTTGAAATTGGGCATTCAATGTATCCTCCATAATTAAATGTATCCCATAAATCATCAGTATATGCTATTACTTTCTTAAAAAATGGAAGTTCTTGATATTCTTTCCAAACTCCTCCATAAATTTGTTTAAACGTGATTTCTTTTGCTTTGGTGTAATCCACTCCATACATTTTAGCAAAAGAGCCATGGACATCACTACTATCAAAAGTGTAATTAAGTAAATTGGCAATAATGCTAGGGTGATAAGCACTAATGTCCATTTCAATAAAAAGGTCATTACGCGGTATAAAACATTCTCTTTCTCCATTGTCTTTATTTAAAGCTGAAAAATTAATTCCTCCAAATGCGTTAGAGGGTCTTGTTGTTAGTGTATTTAGGTTATATTGTGTGTATATAAACTCATTTACCTCTTTATTGAAGTACTGCTCGAATTTAGTTTGGTCTATTTTTATACCCGCTTGTTCGAGTTGAGCAAACACGGTTGCTGCTTTATTGTAAAACGGGTTTACATCTTCTTTAAAGTTTAAATAGTTTTGTTCACATACTTCATAGTGTTTTACAATCGGCACTATTATATTTAAATCCTGTATATTTAGATGCTTATTGTAAATATGGTTATGAGCAGGTGTTAATTGAGGTATATACGGATGAGGGGTAGGGGGTGGTTGGTAAACATGCTTGAGACAGAAATAATGTAAAAATTCCTTTTTATCTCTTACATTAATTTTTTCTATACTGTTTAATACTCTCTCTACTGTTTCTAAATCAAAGTTTATTGTTTCGCTATGGTTTACCGAAATAATGTATCCTTTATTGTCGTTTTTAAAACGAAGATAAATAGCACATACATTATTTTCAACAGGATGAAGATTATGTGAACATGGGATAATATCGATATAAGCTACTTGATGCTTAGTGCGACAAATTGTTTCTATATGTTCAATATCTTCTATAAGCCAGTACATGCTTTAAAGATACAAACTATATTTTATGATTCCAAGTTTAAATTAATAACTTCCTCCTCCACCCATAGAACTTCCACCTCTAGAGTAGCTTCCTCCTCTACTTGGGATATTAGGAGAAGTTGGTAACATCATGCTGCTAGTGATTTGGGTTACAGATTGTGGTTTTATAATTGGGATTAAAACGTCGTGGGGATTATCTGTATGAGTTTTTCCTACCATTGGTGTTATACCATTATGCATATGATAAAATCCTATATAATTTTGTCCATTTTTAGTTGTAAATTCACCGCCTGGTGTATATAAGTTATTTATGTCTTGGGTTGAGTAATATTTTAAATAATTTTCTTGGAGGTATTGACAAAATCCTAAAAAATTATTTTTTTGTTCAATTAATTTAGATAGTGATTTATTTGTATTAAATACCATTTCTTGAGTTGATCCTTTTAAATACCATGTAGTTAAAAAAGGAGTATATAAATCCCAAGCTATATTAGAATCTTTAGTTGATAATTTATCATATTGATTTTTATCAATTTCAAGGTATTTTAATTCATTTATTTTTTTACAAAAATATCGAGTAAATGTTCCTAAATTATATTCAGCAGGTGTTGGAGGTAAAGCAATATAATATGGGATAATTCTTTGATTTTGAGATATATTTTGATTTTTGTTTTTAGGAGTATATTGTAAATTATCTTTAATAGTAATATGTTCTATTAGGGGATTTGAAGAAAAAATTGAGGGTTGAGAATTAATTAGTGGGGTAATAGGAACTAATAAAATACTAGGACCATCTTGTGGAGTTTTACCGGTATATATTGGGCCACTAGATAACTTATAATAATATCCTGTATATTTTTCTTTAGTAGTATTTAAAATATATTCATCTCCATTAGTAAATAAATTTGGTTGAATTTGGGATAATGGATAATAAGGCATATTAATAAATATATTATTTTTTTATTGATTAAAATATACTTTTAAATCTTTTATGGATGGGGTGTACGTTCCTTCTGAGTATCCATTTGATGATATAGTATAGTATAACTTTCCAGTTGATGTTTCTTTATAAAGAGTATAATATTCATATCCATACTTTACTTTTTTTCCTTCATCATTAACATACATTAAGTCTACTACAACATAACTTAGATCTGGTGGAATTGATTTTTTATCTCCAAAAGCATTTGTTTCAGGAAATTGTTCATAGGAGTTTTCGTTTGGATCCACGGTTCTAGGTTTATAGAGATCTTCCTCTGTTGGGGGCATGCCATTAGGAGTTATTGGTTTGGTGGATGTAGGTGGTTTATAATCTTTATCTTTCATTGTGTAATATTTGAGTAAACCTTCTATAGAATGAGATTCTTCTATATCTAAATAATCATATATTCGTTGACAGATTCTTGCTCTTTCTTGTATTTTCCATTCTTCTTTATTATATTTGGGCCTTTCAAATCGTTGTAAAATTATCTTTGAAGCCTCGTAAATACTTGTTTTTTTTCTTAATTCAATCATCATGGAATTAAAATCTCCATAATTTTCAAGTTCCCAAACTAAAAAATTGTATTCAATGTACATAGAATATGGTATATTTGAAGATTGGTTATAGAATTTAGCAAAATTATAGAGATTTTGTTGTCTATCTTGAGAGGTCCATTGAGCAAGTCCATATCCTGTTACGCCATTTATCTTTATAGGACCTTTAACACCTGAATCGGTATTTTGAATTCTGCCGTTTTGAAGTAAAGATTCTGCATATAAATTTCCAGTAATTCCACAGGCTTGTATCCTGTTTAAATTTAAATCTTTCATAAGACATCGGACCATATCCCATGGGTTTCTTTCATAAGGTGTGTCCGGAATTAAAGGAGGCCAATTTTTTAAATTATCTTGTGGTTGGTTGATGTCAGGGGATGCAACAATTTCCGAATATGGAGTTGATGTAGGTGAATAATGGCCATAAAGTGATATTTGTTTTTTAATTTCTTTAATTAAGCTCATATAAAAAATTTTATTTTAGTTATTTTATTCTTCAAATAACCATTATCTACAATTCTACTAACTAAACCCATTTAAAAAATATTTAGGATTAGATACAGTTATAGTTTCTATATTAGTTGTCCAATTGTTGTCTTTTATAGAATGATTTACTCCTTTTATAATAAATAATAAAGTTTCAGGATAATTCCTTGGTAAAAATCCTGTTTGTACATCAATAGCATTATATATTTTAATGCCAGAAATTCCATCCATTGTAATGTTTAAATTAATAGGAATAAAACCTGACATAGGTGATGCGTAACCAGGGGATTCTTTATGTATATTTGCTTCATACCATTTCCAATATTCTGTAGCAACCGCAATATTATTTCCA